AAGCTGCTGTCTATAACTGGATTTCCGGAAAGTACAGACCGGACGCATTGGCACAAACAGTAATTGCACAAGAACTTGGCATCCCAGCCAGCGAGTTATTCCCAAAGGAGGATAAGGTATGCGCGCAATAGAATTCTATACCACCCCCTCCGGCGAAGTTACTATCAAAGAGCAGGGACAGCCAGAACGCCAACTGAAAGAGTCCGATACGGAATTCATTCAAAGTTTCCTTGAGATTTTGGAAGAGTTCTATCCGGAGGCTTATGCGGCACTCCGCAAGTATTACGCCCGCTACGACGGGAATAAATGCTACCGGGATTTCTTGGCTGTACGCAGGTTTATCAAATGCAACTTCGGGTTGTACGATAACATGATAGACGTGGATGAGAACTGGAATTTCAAATTCGAGTTTGTCGGCTGCCCTCTACGAGGAGAATGCGACGGGTTCAAGAAGATATGCGAACCAAAGTTTAACAGCACTCTTTCCGATGCCGAACTCCGAGTGATGGAGTTTTGCTACTATGGAAAGAAAGACGAGGAGATCGCGGAAACGCTTTTCATCTCATCCCACACCGTAAAGAACCACCGGAAGAACGTTTTCCGGAAACTCTCGATACACTCCATGGCGGAGTTCATGCGATATGCGAACGAAAAGAATCTATTTAAAGGCGAATAATCATGCCAACCGAAAACACCTATCAAAGCATACCTTCTTTACGAAAGATCGAGATCGAATACCTTGCTTGGCAAATCACAAGGATGCAAGCGGGTATCCGGGAATTTATCGGACAAAAGGAAGCGCACCTCCGTTTCGGGAGACAGAACGTGGAAAGATGGGTCTCGGAAGGTAGGCTACAACGTTACAAACGACCGGGCAAAATCGAGTACAGGCTGGAAAACCTGTATAAGTGCGCCCTAGATCCATACGACTATTAAATGAATCATTAACATAGCAAGGCACCTTGGCAAGGCGTTGCAAAAGGAAGTTTACGATACCCATCCAACTCGCTATTTCACGGACGGTAAACCGCATTGCTAATAAATCATTGACATATGAAAATAGACTTTGAGAAACTCGCCCAAGCGGTGAGGTGGGGATTTTGCGTCGCTTTTGGAGCTTTGGCTCTAGTCGCACTTGCTTATGTTATAGCAGGTTATACGCATCAATTATTATTCGTGGCAATGGGCGGCACTATGTCGTATACCATAGCTAAACATTGGTAACTAACATTTAAAAACATAACATCATGTCGAATCTAATTCAGATCAAAGTAGCTGAGTTGAATCAGCTGAACCCGCTCATGATAGCGGAAGACAACAGGGTAGAACAAAAGTTCATCCAAATGTATAATGCGATCTGGGGTACCGCCCAAGGAGCGCAAATCTACGAGAAAGAGAAATTCAACTTCCGGAAGATCTTACAAGACAAGCCGGAACTCCAAAGATGCACACCATTATCCCTCTATGGATGCTTTTTGGATATAGCGGTCAACGGCCTGTCACTTGACCCGACAGGACGGCCGCACTGTTATATTCTTCCCCGTAGCACGAAGACCGGCTATAAGGATAACAACGGTAGCGATATCTATGAACTACGCGCTTATCTCTCCATCACCGGATATGGCGAGTTAGTCATGCGGCAACGTGCCGGACAAGTCCGTTACGTGGATAATCCCGTGGTTTGCTATGAGGGCGATACCTTCTCCCCCGGGTTGATTGATGGCGTAAAGACCGTGACCTACCAAGCGGCGTGCCCCCGGAAGTCCAACAAGGTGATAGGTGGTTTCTTACGTATCGTACGCTCCGACGGTACCGTGGACTGGCACTGGATGATGGAAGGCGATATCAAGCGATTGGAAGCGTACAGCTTTAAGAACAACCAGAAATGGAACCCGCAAACCCGGCAGAAAGAAGGGAAGGCCAATGCCCTTTATACCTCTAGCGAAGGAGGTATTGATCCGGGATTCTTGGAAAGCAAGCTTATCAAGCACGCTTTCGACGGATATCCCAAGGTACGCACGGGACAGTTCTCCTCATTCGAGACACAGGAGGAACCGCAAGAGATCGACTACGGACTGGAAGAAACAACCGTTATCCAGCCCAATCAAGCCGGACAGCAACCGCAAGCCCTCCAGCCCCAATCGGAAAATCCTTTACAAGGATTCGGAGAGCAACCGCAAGCGGAACCGGTACCCGTATCTGGTATAAC